CGTCGATCTGGAGCGGGATCGTGAAGTCACGGATGGCTGCACCACTCGTGATCGTTCCGACCCGTGGCTTACTGATTGCGAGTGCGGGTACATGCAACGCAGTGCCGAAGATCATTGGCCAGGGTTGGCCAACAATCTCTTCCGGGATGGCCTCGAATGCTCCGTCCTCGGCCGAGAAGCCGACTTCACGGTCTTCGAGTTTTGAGATCACGGTGAACGAGACCTGGCGTCCAGATTCGTTCCAGGTGATCGGGCTAGACACCTGACCCTGGAAGATCAGAAACTTCTCGGTCAGGTCCAGGCCCTCGAACCATTGGTAGATATAGCACGGACGCTTATGGATGTCGTTGGCATCGAGGATGGCTTTGATCGAGCCATCGGTGTCATCGAGAGTGACTTCAATTGCCTGAGATTGCCCGCCACCAGACACATTGATTACTGCGTCTAGCTCGCTAAGGAATTTGATCTTGCCCTTGATCCCGCCTGCGAGATCGCGGTCGGCATATTGGTCAAGGCTTCCACCATCCACCCACTGGATCGCCAAGATGTTGATTGGCTCAGTGCCAGTCTTCATGGCGATCTCGGCCAACGAGGTCACCGAAATGTCTCTCATTGCTCCACTCCCTCGAACTCAATCGTGATTTCCTGGGTCTCGCCTCTGGGCATCGGCGAGATAGCCGGTGCCGCACGACTTGTCGTGTCGAACTCAAACGGGTTGTTGGTGAAGTTGCCCACCCACACGCGGCCGTTGTGGTCCGTTGCTCGAACCTTGGAAGCAAAATACGTCAAGAGGAAGGCGCGGAATTCCAATCCCTTGTTCCGCGTTGTCCGAAAGGTCCATTGAAGACGCCTGCGGCCATTCTTCGTCTTGATGTAGCTGTAGAGCGTGCCATCCATTGCACGCTTGACTTGTACCGTGTCCGTGAGGGACTCGGTGTCGCTGAACAACGGGTTCGGTAGAAACACCGTTGTGACAACGCCCGAAGCGGGCGCTTCAAACGTGAACATGCTCGCCTCGCTTACGGTGGGGTTGTCAGTTCGCCTTCAAATTCAAAGCTGGCGGTGAATTGACATCCTGGCCCGTCTTGAACGAGTGGTTCGTTTGGGGTTGTGATGATTCCGCGCCAGACTCGTTGCTCCCAGTCGCTTAGCCTGATCTCTTCGCCGAGATGCTCTTGCATGAATCGGAGAAGCTCTTGGCCTTCCGCTGACGTGAGGCCAGAGAAGGTTAGCGCCAGGGTTTGCACCTTTGGCCAGATGGGATCAGCGAACACGATCAACGTGCCGCCTCTTGTCTCTTCATTGATCTTGTCGAAGCTGAGCCGATCTCGATTGCCAAGATTTGGGGCTTTCAACTCGACGGTATCAGTCGCCCCGCCCGTGGCTGGATAGATCAGGGCGAAGGGAGAAGTGACACCAGTGTACGGGCCATCTAGGTCGATGTCAGATTCGCACAGCTTGACCCCGCCGCCGGGGATATACACCATGCCAACCGATTGAGTAAGCTCGATCTCGCTCTCCGCAGATCGCGCCCAGGTGCCACTGACCGACGCTTCATGCGTCAGTTCCAACGTGCTGTAGAGTGGCTTAACCACCATCACGTCGGCCGAGTCAGTCACCGTGATGACAGAATCTCCCAACGGCTCTTCAACGATCAATGACGAGTGAGCCAGTGAGATCGTGCTGTCAGCAGTGAGAATCTCTGCGTCGGCATCATAGCGAACGCCGTCCGCGTCCTGCGTTAGCGGGATCGAATCGACGATGCTCTTGGATACCGTGAGGCCGAGACCCACATTCTGGCTGAGGCCGACTTCAATGATTTCCAGCGTCTCAGGATCAAGCTCTTGCCGGGTGACCTCGCTTAATGCACTAAGATTCTTTGTGCCCTTGACCGACGCAGTTTGCGTGAGCGCGATTGTACTGGTTGCCGAGATCGACTTCGTGAAACCGACGCTGGCGGTTGACGTAAGACTAATCGGACTGCTGGCATCGACCAACGTTGGAAAGGTCGGGTCTTTACCGAGAACTTCAACGATCTGACGAGTAATGCGAATAGCTGACATTAGCCGTCCTCCTTGATCCCGAATTGTGCGCCGTTTACTCGTGAGACCGTCCAGTTCGTAGGACCGTCAGGACTTTGCTCTACGAGTACCGGGCGCTGTTCGTAATCAGTGGAGATGCTTGGGCCGCTGTCATCGTCTTGTGTGCCGTTTTCTTTCCAGAGCGTGTCGTAGAAACCGATGCTTGTGTCATGTTTCAGTGTGGTGAGAATCATCACCGCATTCACCGCACCAACGATTGTTGAAAGACTCGTGTATTGGTACAAGTCTGTGACGTTGCTGGAGTCGGCTGCCTCGTTGTAGTCGGTGTCGTCGTTTGGCGGATTCTCATCAACCAGCGCGTAGTTATCGGTTCCCGTGCTTGGAGTCCAGTCAGTGGTGTCACCGTCCGCATTGGGAGTGATCGCTTCCACAACTCGTGGACCTAGCACACCGTCATTCAAGCCAGACGCATCGTCCAGCGTGATGTACATATCGTCGAACTGATAATCGGGATCGGTATCGTCCTGATTGCCCCATTCCATTCCCTCGTATCGGCCTTCAATGAAGTGACCGGCATCGGGGAAGACTTGACTATCGAGACCCGTGTCCGACAATGCAGTTACGCCATCGACGATCAATTGGTATGAACCAGCACTGGGATGACACTTGGCGTTGAACTCAATGTAGTGCCAGTCGCTGTCGTCCAGATCAATGCCGGTAGTCGTGTCGAGCAATGAGTTCTGGAAATAGACCGAAATGTTCCCGTCAGCTTCTGTGCGGAGATTGAAGTTCTCGGCCTCTACGAAATCAAAGTCGTCTTCGAGTGCCAGTTCGATAAGGGTGAAGAACTTATGCTCACCGCCGATTTTGCACGCGAAGCCAACCGTGACATTGCCGTCTGCGAACGGGCCTGACTTCTGCAAGCGGAAATAGCAGGCTGCCGCACTTGCACCATTCTTGACACCGAAGCCTGCAAGTCTGCCGGTGGCAACTTCCAGGTTGTTGTAGAATGGGACTTGATCGCCACCCGGAGTGTCGTACCACGTATAACGGTTGCCAAAGTAACTGGCGACAGCACCAGTGGTGCCATAGCTCTCGAAGCCGTCAAAGTCTCTTACGCTCATTGCACCCTCCATATAGAAAACAAGGCCGGGCGGGGCTTGCACCCACACCCGGCCTTGGCGAGGGAGTTATGCACTCACCGTGTATGTGACGCGAAGTTGGTCACCGTTATTCACGGCTTGGTCACCCTGATTGAACAACGCCGTGGCCCAGAGGGCGTGCGCGGTTCCAGCAGTGTGATCGTTCTTCGTCTGAGCATTCGTGCCTGCTACAGCGAAGATTCCTTTCACCGTCCCAGTCGCGGTGATGTCGTAGATGGCAGCAGTGGAGTTGGTAATCGAAGAACTCGCCGCAGCACCCTCAGCCCATGTAGGCCGAGTGACCGCGCTACTGGCGTTGTTGGCGTCAGTGTAGTCATCGAACTCATCCCAACCGTTGCCGGCCTGGTTGATGTTGTCGTAGTTGTCGGCAGCGGCCAACGCGGTAAAGCTCGCGTTGTCGATGAGTCCCAGATACCACGTGCCGTGGGCAGTGGTGCCGTGGAACATCACATCGAGCAAGCGGTTCTTGCCTTCGGTTGTGATGCCGTTGGGAAATTCATGCACGCGGAGCAACTTGCCTTCACGCCAGTGCTCGACGCGGAATTTACCTCGGAGTGGAATATGAGTCTTAACGTCAGCCATAGGGTCTCCCCAAAGAGATGAATGCGCGACCGCCTGAGCCGGCGGCAAAAGAAGAGGGCCACACGTTGCGGCCACTCAGTTACAGGCGGCTCGTGTTGCGACGTTGCTCACGCTTGATCGCAGACATGACTTCTCGTGCAACCTTGTTAGGTTGCTGAGCGCCCTGGATGATGATGTCACCCACAGTGGTGTTGTGATGGGTCACGCCTGGACTTCGGTCGAAGTTGGGCGTCACACCAGCACGAATTGCTTGGAGTTGAGAGAAGAAGCGAGAACTGTTCTTGGCATCGACGACTGTTTCGCCAGAGCCAAGCATCGTTGGAATTGTGTCGGTGCCACGAGCGAGTCCGCCCTTGGCGAAGTAGCGACTGTTGATCCGACCACCACGATTGAATCCACGAATCACTCCACCCCGCATGTCGAACTCGAAATCGGGTTCTTCAATGTCGGGAGCGTTGATGTCATTCAGGATCGCTTTCAGTCGAGCAGCAGAAGTTGCCGCAGCGTCCAGCTTGCCCTTCAAACCGTCAAGCGGCTGAGCCGCCGCCGCAGCGCCGGCGATGGCAGCCGTGCCAACACCAGCCGTCTGCACATTGAGTTCTTTCGCTTTGTCGATGGCCGCTTGCTGATTCTCCGCAAGCTTCGTCTTATCAAACTCAGCGCCCAGGCCAACGGCCTGATTCTGGTTGATAGCGGCGTTTACCTGGGACTCAGAGTTCTTGAGAGCCTGGAGCTTGATCGCGCCCTCTTGCAACTCTTTGAGAGTGCCGACTAGCGTGAACAGAGTTTCGGCACCTGTGACAAGCGTATCGCGCTTGACCTGATTCTCTTCGCCCGTGAGGGTTTGAGCCTCCGCCTGCATCTCTTTCCGAGCCGTCAGGAAGTGGTCGATCAGGACTTCGAGGATGTTCGCCTGGCCTTGAATTGCCTTCTCGGCCTCAGCCTGAACATCAGTCAGATCGCCCCTGAGAAACTTATTGGCATTTTCCAGCGAGGGGTCTAAAGCTAGTTTGCCAGCCCGCTCGCGAGTCTTCTTGAGATTCGCTTCGCTCTGCGGGATGCCGGAGAGATCGTTGATGGCTTTGCCGAGTTCGTTTTTCTTATCGACTAATGCCTTGCGAATCTCCTTCGCTCCGGTCACTTCGCTGAACTTCGCTTCGCTCGACAGTTCGAGCTTGTTGATAAGTCCAGTGATCTCGACGCGATGTCCGTTCAGCTTGTTGAAGATGTCGTTGATGCCTTCTTGGAAGGCAAAGTTCAAACTGACAGGCCGACCATCGAGTGCGCTTTCAAAGTCACCGCGAATCTTCTTTGTGAAGTCCTGGATACCTAGAAATTGCTCGATGCTCAGATCGCCGCGACTCAAGACGCTTTCAAGCTGCTTTGCGAGTGGCTCGATTGCTTTCTTCGCGGTCTCTCGATCACCAATGCTCTTGCCTTCATCCTTGGCGAGCACTTGGAACTTGGTGATCTGACCGATCAGTTCCTTCGCGTCTTTCAACTGTTCGCGACGGGCAACGATTTCCTTCTGAGCCGCAGCCGCTTGTTCCTCTGCCAGCTTGTTCTCTTGTGCTCGCAGATTGAGGCGTTCTTGTAGAACCCTCTTGACCTCGTTCTCTGCTGACAGGATTTGCTGTTGGGCGTCGAACTGCTCTTGGGAACTCTTCGCTTCCTTGAGCCGGTTGTCTGCGAGTTCCAAGGCCGCATTGGCGCGGGCGTCTGCGTTCTGGAGAAGCTCGTCTGCGCCCTCGAAGTCCTGCTTGTTCGCAAGGTCGGACGCTCGGCGACTCAGTTCCTGTGACCGCTGAATATCAAGAACAGCTTTTTGCTCTTCGCTGAAAAACCGAATGCGTCGGTCAAAGAACTTCTCTTCGCCCTTGAGGAAGAGGTCAGCACTCTCTTTGCGATTCTTATCAACGATTCGCTGCGAGTCTTGCTGCTTCTTCTCAAGCTCGTTGATGACCTTCTCGATCAACGAGAGCCGCTCTTTCAATTGGCCCTTGATGCGATCCGTGATTTGCTTCTGGGCAGCAACGGCACTGTCGCGATCCTTCTTGTAGATCGCATCGACTTGAGCAGCGAGTTCAAGTTGTGACTTGAACGCAATGTCAATCGTTTCTTGCCGAGAGGTTTGTTTCTTCTTCTCAGCGATCAAGAGCAGCGCGGCCTCTTGATCGACGTTCTTGCTGAACTCATTGAACTGCACTTCCTGCTTGCGCCGGATTTGGTCAACGCTCAGTGCGTTGCCAGTGAGCGCATCGTTCAACTCACCGAGACCTGGAATGATTCCAAGTGTGATGATGTCTGAAAACCGCAAGGCCCCCGTGATGATCGGACCCCAAAACTCGGAGGCTTCCTTCTGTGCCTTTGCAAGTGAGCTAAGGAAGAACAATAGGGAGTCAGTGACCGCCAGGATTCCAGTCTTCCCTTCGACACCGAAGGCGTCGAAGAGTTCTTTGATGACAGGCAGAGCCTTCTGACCGAAGTCCACAACCAACAGGTTGCGAAGCTCGGTAAATTCCTTCTGGACTTGCTGAGCATTGGTCTCCAGGATCAGAGCCGACTTCTCGCGAGCGTTTTGCGCGCCGCTCTTTCTGATCTCTTCGAGGGCCTTCTGGTATTGTTCGGCGGCCTTTCCGGTCAAGCCGAACACTCCGCGACCCACGCGGATGTTCTCAGTGAGTTGGGTGATCTCCGAGGCGGTGCCATTCGTCGTCTCCCGCAACTTCTCTAGGAAGCCTTGGAAGCCGAAGGTGGCAATACCGATCTCGGCGCTATCGACGTTGAGTTCGGCGAACGCCGCCTGCATAGCCTTTGTCGGCTTGAGCAGACCACGCATCGCATTCGACAAGAGCGTCATGGCTTCGTCAGCCTTGACACCGTTGATCGTCAACGTCGAGAGAGAGGCGAGCACTTCGTCCAGCGTGACGCCCATCTCAGCACCGAGCGTTGTCACTCGACCGATGGTGTTCGCGATGTCGCTAAGCACGAATCGCCCGACATCCACCGCAGCGAACAGCTTGCCGCTAATGTCGGCAGCGTCGGAGGCGTTCAGGTTGTAGCTGTTGATGATGCTCGACAGAGCATTCGCGGCATCGGCCGTGCTCGACACAGCGACCTTGGAGAGCAGCAAGGACTCACGGAGCACCAGGGCCGAATCAGCGGCGTTGCCGATCTGATTCGACAAGATGTCATAGAAGCCTTGGGCTACGTCTTCAATCGGCTGAGCGAACTCTTCGCTGAGTGCTCGGACTTGTGCGCCGATTGCGCCCAAGCTGCCAACTGTCTGCCCGCCAATCGTTTGAATCTGAGCTAGTTGCGTCTCGAACTTAATTGCCTGGCCGACTGAATCTTCTAGTCCGCTGCGCAGGGTCGAGAGGGCACGCACAATCAACTGAGTCTGTACGACTCGTGCCAGCGTGCCGAAGGTGACTACCAGTTTGGAGGCCGCCCCTTGGGCTGCTTTCAGATTCTGTCCAGAGCTTGTCGCGAGCTTGTTGATCGCGGCTTGTGCTTTGTTCGCCGATCCAACCAGTCCGTTCAGGCTACTTTGAACCTGAGTGAGCGTTTGGATGAGCGCCTGGATGTTAGCGGGCGTCTGTGGGACCGCCGCTTGGTTCGCTGCCGCAGCCGCTTGATGGAATGAATTGAGTGCCGTGGTTGCTGTACCAGCGGCGTTACCAATTCTCGTGAAGCCACCAGCGATGCCACGCCCACCTGTCTTGAAGGTATTGAGCGCAGTCGCCGTGCTTTGCAGCCGTGCCTCGAACGTGGCAAGGCTGCCGTCTAGCTGCTGGAGCGCAGCCAGAGCCTGCCCGGCGTCAAAGCCGAGTGTCTGGGTAATATCAGCCATCTACTTCACCCGGATTGTTCTGACGCGAAGAGAAAGATACGGATCAGGCAGAGAGACGCCTGCCGCGTAACGCTCGAAGGCTTCCTGGCCGAGCTTTTGAAACTCGTAAGGGCCTGGGTCAATAAGGTCCACGTCGCGGAACTTAGTAGGATCGGGGTCGATGTTTGCGTTGTGAAACTCGTTCCAGATCAGATGCGGTAAGCTCGTCTCGTAGTGCATGAAGAACTTGCCGGCGGCAGGATCAGATACGACTACGCCGTCTGATCGTGACAAGCCGAGGTTGACTCGATTCCGCCCTGCGAATACGGAGGGTTGAATGGTCAACGAGTAGTCGATTGCGCGGGCGAGCGGCAGGAACGTAGCGCGTGATGCACCACTCCACACCGGCACCCGATCTACTACTGCGCCCAACCATTCAGCCGTCGCTTCCGCGATGGCTGTGTTGAGTTGTTGAGCAAGGCGCTTTTGGTATTGCTTGAGCGCCAGTCGTGGTGCTTTGAACTTGCCCGTGAATTTCATGGTCCACAGCCCTTATGCTTTCTTGGCCGAGGGCTTCCCTGCCCCAAGCATTCGAGCCTCATGCTCCATTTCGTCGTTCGTCGTGATCTGATCGAAGGCGACGATCATGGCCTGAGTCATTGGGCCGTTTTCGTCCCAACGTGGATTCACGTTGGGCGGGAGAATGCCTAGCCTTACGCAGGCACGCCAGACGGCGTATTCTCCGGTTCGGTAGTCTGGCCACTTGATGCGGCCGACCCCGGCTGAGGACCACGTAGAAAAACATCGCGGGCCTGCTTGAGCTTGAGTTCGTCAAGGCAGTTCGCTTCGAGGACAAGGCCGACAACTCGGTTCATCTCGACTTGCGAGAATTCCGAGTTCTTGAGATCGACTTCCCAATTTGCCCACGTTCCGGGAACGTCGATGTTCACTGTCTCCCACTCGATGGCCGATGGTTCCAGTGACTTGACGATCATGTAAGCCAGCCGTCGCTTCTCGTAGCTGGCACGATCAATCGTGTAGTTTGTGTTCTTGAGGTCATCAACGTAGCCGTCCTTCGTGAGCTTCCGGGGCACGGACGGCTCAGGGCACAGCTTGTTGAACTCGTCGTAATCTTTCAGACCACGAGCTTTGAATACGATGACAGACTCGCCACGCGGAAGAACAAGCGTGTACTCCGGGGTCAAAGTCTTCGGATCAACTCCACCAATCTTCATTGCGATTTCTCCCTCGCATAGTTAAGAGAAGCCGGGCTGGCGCAGAGCGTCAGCCCGGCTATGAACTGACTGAGAACTGTTTAGACGCGAGTCACAATCGGCTCGACCGCATTGCAGCGACCAGAGACAGAGATCACCGCATCCGAGAAGCTGACTTCACGGGACTCACTGCGGAAGTCTGGGAACACCGTAATCTCGTCCTGCGAAGTTCCGCAGGGAGACGCATGCTCAATCTCAACATCAATGGCGTAGGGTTCGCATTGATCCGAAGCTGAGCTAAACCATCCCGACGCTCCGCCCTTCTTCTTCAAGGCGTCCATCGGCGAAACGGTTTCACTGGTGCCAGTCGTGATGTGCTCGTACACAATGTCGAGCGCGACATCCATCGGCACTTGGTTGCCTTCACGGACGGTATCGAGATCGCCACGATCAAGATCGTAGTTGTACTCGTTTGATTCCGTGTAGGTCACATCGCCATCGCCCACCTTGATTTCGATCTGCTGAGGCAGGAACGTGATCGTGTCGTTGTTCGCCGGCAGATCGCCGCCGTCCAAGACAGGGGTGAACTCGATGTAGTTCGTGCTGGCAGCCGGCTCGCGGAGAACCACGCCCACGGTGTCGCCACCGCCGGAAAGGTCCACGTCCGTTGCAATAATCAAGGCCACGTCGAGTCCTTCATAGACTCCAGTGAACTCGATGTCGAAGATGCTGCCACTCACAAGGGTGACAACCACGTCGCTCGGTCCAATGTTGGACAGAGCAACCAGCGCTGCTTGGATCGCGGCAGCATTCGCGTTGAACAAGATGTTGGCGGTCTCTTCGCCGTCGAAGTCTAGGGTGAAGTTGCCGCTAGTAGCGTCAATCGTCAGCCGCTGAATCTCGTTCGCAGTTGATTCGGTCACGGTGAACACCGTGTCCGCAACCGTGTTGATTGTGAAGCGTGCCCCGACAGGGACCAGCGTCACACTGTTGGTTAGGCCGGTGAGCGTGTCGATGGACAAGCTGTCGTTGCCGCCAGCAATTGCCGTGTCATCGACTAGG